AGTGATTTACCAGAATGTATTCTACGTTCTTTTTCAAACTCTTGTCGTTTGCGTGTACTGAAACGATTTACAGGGTCACCATATATACTGCGATACTTGCCCTTATGATCAGGGTAGTAGAATACATAGTTTGTGGGATATTCTTTGTATTGACGTTTGCCATCCTTGTCTCGTTCTACAACATAGATACGATCTTCATCCCTGCTATGAATAGCGTCAACGTAACTCAAAGTGTCTTACCTACAGTTTCCAAGATTGTGTTTAGTTCTTCGTGGTCAGCGTTTGTTTGACCAAGACTTGCTTTATGTGCAACAGATATTGCCTTCTTAAGAATGCTAGGCTTTACTTCTAGTTCTTCTGCGATAGCCTTTACAGTATCACTTAGACCCTCACGTAGGGTATCGATTTCATGTAGGACTACCATGCCCTCGTTGATAAGTTGTGTCAACTTAGTCTTTTGCTCTCCGGTAAACATTTTACTCATAATTTCTCCTTGTTAAGTAATTTAGTATACATGCCTTGTGTAGAAAAGTCAAACATTTTGCTGACTTTCTACAATCTTTTTAACCACAGTATGTAGTCCTGGGTTGATATGTAATGCGTGTGGCATGAGATGTGTTCGTACATAGTTACGCATATATTTTGTGTCATCATTGCTATTGTCGTGACACCAATTGATATTTTTTCTTTTACACCGTTCAACGAACTCGCTTTTAGGTGTAGTTAAAAATGGGCGAATAACGTTGTTTCTTTTTGATGGAATAACTTTTGGTTGTCCGTGAAGTGATGACCAAATATATGTTTCAACACAGTCATCCAAATGATGTGCTGTAATTACTGGACCTAATGAATCACCAAAGCTATCTAAGAAGTCATAGCGTTCATTACGCCAATGTTCTTCCATGCTAAGTTCTTTGGGCTTAACATTACTAATCTTACCAAACATCAATGGAAGATTATGTTCGGTGCAGTAGTTAGCAACAAATTCAAATGCACGTTCGCTATTCTCTGTTCCATGATGGAAGAAAGCACAATTTACTTTATGATTCTTTGAAAGGAAATCTGTGATAGCAACACTATCAACACCGCCACTAAATGCGACAACGATTTCTTTTGGTAATGGAAAGAGCAGTTTTAGCATCTATGCAGTATAGCATAGATTATTCTTTATTGAAAGATTTCTGGGTGATTTTTACCAAATATCTTCATCGCTTTGCCCGCTGTCATATCAGCTAGCATTTCAATTGGGCTACCCGGATAGCTGTCACCAGGCTTGATCATATTCAATTCACCCTGACGTACATGGGTAAGTTCATGGTAAACAGTACGCATGATATCAACCATATTGCGATTGGCTACATATACCCAAACGCTATTGTCACTATCTTTATGTCTACCAGTATGATGCCCGGCTTGTGCTTCTTCTGTATTGTAACTGAATTCAAATTTAGGCGTAGACTTTAAGTTTAATTCATTGCTAGCCCATTTGATAAATTTCTGCATTATTGGGTTATCGTCTAAGAAGTCTGGTTCATCATTAGCTTCATCTAATTTACCTTTGACCCATTCGTCCGGTGATCTTTTGAATTTGTGAACAAACAAGTCATGTAATGCTTTGCCAGTGATACGATGTTTACTTGCAATATTTTGCATCAACTTGTCAATAGTAGTGTAATCATGTTTTTGTAATGACGGCAATCTTTTTGCTAATTCATTGGCAGCGGATTCAATAATAATGTGTTCAGTAAGCATTATGTATTTATCAAAAGGTGCTCACTTCGTAGTCCACGGTAGCGAATCGCTTCCTACGCCCAGCAGCCGGGCCACACGGTCCTAAGGTAGGTGTGTTCTTTACCAAGAACTTTCTTTAAGTTCAAGTGCGTATGTGTCAAATCTTTTCAATCTAGCTAAGAATTCATTAGTTTGCTCAGTAACAATTCCAGTCATTTGAAATGTAACTCGTGGAACATGTCCTGCATTTGCAGTAGAGTGTGGTACATTCTTCCAATCAAATGTAGATACGTCTCCGGCTTTCCATCCGGTATGAGTATAATTACCATAGCTCCAAAAATGTCCCATCTGCCAATCTGTTAGCTGAACAACAATTCTAGTAACCAAGTATGGTTGTTCTGGGTTCCATTTTTCAAGTTTGTCTAAATGCAAGTTCCAAACTTCACCGGGCATCTGTACATGTACACGATTCATGCAATCTTTAAGAGCAAACAAATCACTAATCTTTTGTAAGTTAGGGGTTATCTTCCATGATAGATGACTGATTACATAATCTTTGCCATACCCAGTATTTTCCAAATCATAATCTTCTGCTGCAAGTTCTTCTTCTGGTCTAGATTTGCCTGCTTGACCACGTGTACGCCATGATGCAGGTTTACTATCACTAACTGCTTCTTTAACATCAACTGAATAGTCAGCAATGATTCTTCCTAACTTGACAACGGTGTCATACTTAGGGTCTATTTTAGTAGGATCAAAGTGATACTTACTTCTTAGTTTTGTGTTTTCCCAATTTGAATTCATATTACAGTTACCCTTACATCTGATGCCCCATAATTCTGTTGATATTCAACTGGGGGCTGCTCTATATTTAACATATTGCAGAGCATGGTGTTATTTAATGGGGTTTTACCTGAGTAATTCAAAGTGCCGTTGACAATACCAATATTCTGTGCTTCAATAATCTTGGACATAGCACGTAGGTTTTGATATTTTTGATAGTTGGGATAGGTAATATCAAAATGTCCGCACTTTACCCACCAACCCAAACAAGCATCATCGGGACGATGCACCAATACGATTGGGCATTCGGGCCAATTCTTTTTTATAAACTCAATATTTTGAGTATAGCTGAACCAATGGCTTTTGATTATGCGAGTGCCTTCACCAGTAAATGGTCGATCAAATTCTAGTTCATGTTCTTCTTTACTACGTTCGCCTAATCCTGGATAGTGTGAAAACCAATCACCAAACTCCATGCCTGGATCAAAGTATGCACCTAGATGCATGAGTTCTGTCTTACCGGTTGCATCGTGAAAATAAGTGCGTTCCAGACTGAAATCACTACGATCAATGCTGGGGCTGTAGTAGATATTTTTGGTCACGCTGCTCCATTTACTGCCTGGGGCGCCGGCTATAAAGATATATTTCATTCTGGTTTAAATCGTTGTGCTATTGGTTGCCATTCTTTGCGTAACTTAGTCATGCTAGCATTTAGTCCTTGTGCTGTATGTTCACTAGTACTTATGAACATCATGTTCTCATCAAACTTTTCTTTAGCTTCTTTGCTATTGATAGCGGGTATAAAGTTACTACGATACCAGTCTTGTACATCTTTTGGTGTTCCTTTTGGTAGTATAAGATTCCAGCAACCGTACAGATTTAATCCCGGCGTATAGTCTTTCATCAATGGTGTTTTTTCTAATCCACGTATAGGTACTTCACTTGCTAGACCAATCAGTTTTAGTTTACCTGATTGTAAATAAGGATAACCTACTGCGACTGGAGTAACACCAAATTCAACATGTTCTCCCATTACATCCATTAATGCTTGTGCTGGACCTTTGTACATAATAGTTTCAACTTTGTCTCCCGGCACATTTAGTTTACTAGTTAGGTATTCTACTGCTAGTTTATGACCGCCTCCACCAATAGCAAAATTGATAGGTCTTTGTTTAGATTTAATTTCATTTATTAATTCTTCCGGTGTATTAACTTTGCTGTTAGGATGTGCCCAGAATGCTAATGGGCTTTTAGCAATATTGGCAATTGGCTCAAACTCAAAAATATTATATTTAATCATTTGCGGATACCATATCTCAGCAGTTACCCATTGACTATTACATGCTGGAATAGATATGGTGTATCCATCATTAGCTACTGTATTGAAATAGTTTGTAGCGAGATTACCATCTGCGCCTGGCTTATATTCAGATACAAACTTTGCACCAGTATTCTTTTCTACAATGTCTGATACAATTTTGAAACTAATCTCATTACCTGCACCCGGGCCATTTGGGTAGATAACAGTAATTGGCTTAGTAGGTTGCCAAGCAAAGGCTAATATAGGTATTAGTAATAGTAATGCTAAAAGTTTTTTCATTGTTTCTCCTTAAATAAATAACAATATCTAATAATATTTATTCTATTTATTAAAAAATCACATGAACACAAAAATTTTTACCCTAATCAAAGAAAATTTAGAACTTGCGTTTAATTTACCTAAGTATTCAAAAATTTCTATAGACGAATCTACAATTGTAGACCAATTACCTTGGACCCCTGCACGATACACTAAATTTAAAGATAGTGTAGAAGCTGAATTAAGTTTACCGTGTGAATACAGAGGGACATTAAAAGAGATAGTGTACAACTTAAGTGAAAGATACACACATAGATTCTTTAGTGAGATATGGAAACCACGCACAGGTGATTACGAACACACTGGTTGGGAACTTGCTGATGAGATTAATAAACTCAATCCAGAGAAAGTATTAGATGTTGGATGTGGATATCATCCATTCAAAGGTCGCATACAGAATCTGATTGGGATAGACCCATACAATAACTGTGCTGATTATGAAGTAGATATATTAGATTACAAAGTCAAGCCTGCAAGTTATGATGTTATCATAGCATTAGGTAGTATCAACTTCAACAGTAAAGATGAGATTGAGGGACGATTCAGTCATTGTATAGATTTACTCAAGACTGGTGGTAAGTTTTATTTACGTGCTAATCCAGGGATAACACATAAGACTGGACCTTATGTAGATATATTCCCATGGACGTTTGGAGTAGTGAATGAATTTTCTGAAAAGTATAATCTAAATTTAGATACGTTCAAACGTGATGCTAATGATAGACTATACTTTGTTTATACTAAACTTTAATCGTCACTCTTACCGCACTTAGCACGTTTAGCGTTGGTAAGTGCACCAAAATCAACAGGCCATTCTTGTCCCGGAGCCAATTCTTTAGCACCTTGCGGAAAAGTATAATGTACACCCGCAGTTTGTTGAATCTGTGCTATAGGTAATCTAAACTTAGTTAGATCATTGCCTAAGTTAGGATACGGGGCAACATGTGGAAAACTCCACCCTGCTACTTCGTTGGTTTTATTATTGATAACAATTTTGTAAAAACCATGAGGAACAACGACACCGTTGCCGATTTTCTTATCTTGTGCATTATATACCCCACCGACATAGATTGTATAGCTTTGATTGTGCTGAACTGCCCAACCACGTATACTTGTTTCTAATAGTTTCCAGATTCCGCGATTCAATGACCCGGCTTGAGGCGCCATATTTGTCATCAAAAAACTCTCATATTCAACTTGAGGATCCCAAGACAAATCTCCATCGGGACTCATATGACCTTTATCGTATCCAGTACCAGCATAATCTTCTGGCTTAGCACCATTTGACACACTTTGATCTGTTGCGAATGCATTTGTTCGTGCTACACAACCTAGCGCATTTTGCGGCATCAATTCATATATAACAAATTTAGGTATTTTAGCAGCAGCGTCATATCCAACAAGATATGCTTGACGGCAGATAGGAACAACACCTTGTGCTTGTGGAAAACCATATGGTGCATGTACACTACAAGTAGGCAACGGATTTGGGGGACGCTGTGTCCAAGCTGATGCAGTAAATGATGCTGCGATTAATGTTAATGCTAATATTTTTTTCATATTATTCGCGGGCTTTATTGAGTGTTGCACGAATCATCCAGGCTTTTTTAGAATATAAGTCCTGTAATTCAGCTAGATAGTTAGCGATACCTTGTGCTTTTTCTTGTGTCGCAACATCAAATAATCGTGTTACTAAAGCAATCATTTTTTGACAATCTGCTAAGAGTTCTTCAAGCATCAAATCAGCACGGGGAATTTTATATTGTTCTTCAATGATACTCAACTCAAGCATTCTTCCTAAACTGCCTGGGGAATAACTACCTAATGTTCTGATATATTCAGCAACAACATCAATACTCTCATATATTTCATCATACATTTTATTCAAGAATTTATGATATTGTGGGAAATTGCTTCCTTCAATATTCCAATGAAACCCGTGTGTTTTTGTGTATAGTACGAATGTGCTACCTAATAGCACTTTTAAATCTTCTGTTAACATTATTGTTGTCCTTGTTGTTGTAACAACTGTTTTGCTTTTTCTACACTAATCATAGGGCGAGGATGTGATCCATCTATAACGCTTTGTAAATATTCTGCACTATAACCACTTGGTGCTTTTGCTGCCGGCTGTTCGTCAGATGGTGCTACTTGAGTAGCAACCGGTTTACCAGTTAGTCGATTAATACTAGGGTCTTGATCTGGTAGTACACGACCGTGTGCTGCACCACCTAAAGCCATTGCGCCTGCTAACGCTGCGCTACCCAATGCGCTTTTCCAACCTTCATTGACTTGATGTACACCTGAAAGTATTGCTGATTCTTTTACTCCACTAGCTGCTTTAATTTTATCGTACATGGGATTATCAGGCGTGATTACATCTTTGCCTACACGAAATTTTTCAGCTTTCTTTGGCATTGCTATAGTATTATCAGGTTTTTTCTTTCTAGCTGCTGGTTTTTTAGTAGCAGTTGCTTTTGGTGTTGCAGTTGCTGCAACTTCAGGTGGAAAACTACTGTCAAGTCGTTGACGCAAATATTTTACTAATGCAGGTTGATCATCATTGTGTTGTGTCATTACAGTGTGCATAACATCATCAATCTGTTGTCTTACTGTACGGGCAACCGCTTGTTGTTCACGCGGTGTATTAGGTTCTGTTTGTTGCTGCTGCGATTGTTGTCCTTGTTGTGACTGTTGTCCTTGTTGTGACTGTTGTGCTGTATTACCTGTACTAGAAGCTGCACCACCACTTGCTCGCGGTTGAAAACTACTTTGACCTGCGTTCTTGTATGAATTTACTGAACCAGTAAATGAATTTACCATTCCACCTGCGTTATTTGCACCGGTAGTACCAGCGTCACCGGCCCGATGCACTAAACCTTGTGCAGTTTTAGATGTTGTTCCTCCAGTAGATGATGTGCTATTGTTTGTTCCGGATAATTGATTTGCCATGCTACCAAATGCACCTGCTCCTGCTCCACTTGCACTAGCATCTGCACCACCTGTACTACCTGCATCAGTAGGTGCATTTGTGTCTGCGGCAGCAGCTGCCGGACTCATCGTAAACGGTAGACCCATTTTTGTATATACTGTTGAAATTACTTCTTCTGGTACACCTTGTTTTTTCATAAAAGCTGCTAATTGATCTGAATCGCTCGGTTGTCCTGCTTGAGTCCAATTCATATTTAGTTTTTCTTTTGTGACGTTTGTAGTGAATTGATGTCCGAAGTTGCTTATTGCATTGCCCACTTTACCAGCAGTTTTATCTAACCAATTGAGTCCTCTTCCAATTATCCCTGGCTTGCTTTGCTTACCTTTGCCTCCCGGTTGATGCGGTGCATACTGTTCAGGACGACTACTACCTGGTGCTCGTGCTGCTTTAGCTGCTGCCGGAGCAGGTGTTGATGAAGCAGGTGCTGCCGGAGCAGGTGTTGATGAAGCAGGTGCTGCTGGGGTAGGTGTTGATGCTCTTGGATTTTCACCTTTTCTTATTCTTTCTAACTCGTCTGCTGATATTAAATTATCTGCTTCCATTACAGCAAGACGGTAACGGTCAACATTTTCAAATATAGTATATACACCCAATGTAGTTAAATTTACATTTCTAGTTTTATTACCAATACTTTCGTTTAATGCCCAATTCAATGCAGTAGTTTTCTTGTCTATCAAATCATATGCTGATAACTTTTTAAACGAAATCGATTCTACTATTTTTTTATTTCTAATGGTATTATTGTCTTTCCAGATACTCTCAGTAAACGCACCTCTAGTAGCTTTTACTTGTTTAGCTAATGCAGTTGGGACACTATCATATGCACCAGATGCAGTTTTAGCAGCAGTATCACTTGCAGTTCCTGCACCATGTAGATAAGTAGGTGCATTTACTGCTGGTATATGTATTTGAGTTCCTATTGCCAATGCGTCGGGATTAGTTATTCCAGGATTTGCACGTTGTAGTAATTCAACG